ACCACTGCTCGACGGCGCCGTTCATCACGACGACGTCGAGGCCGAACCAGGCCACGTCGCAACGCGCCTCGCCGGCGTCGTTCAGGAGCGGCGCGCAGCCTTCGCTGTCGAGCGTCGCGGAGTAGTCGCCGAAGGCGACCTCGATCGTCTTCATGCCGGGTCCTCTTGGTGGTGTGGTCCGTCTTCGATCAGACGGCGGAGAAGGTCGCGATCCGCATGGTGATGTCCTCGCCCGGATCGCGCACGGCCTCGAAGGTGAGGTCGGCGAAGACGTCCTCGTTCACGCCCGGGATCGCGCGCGAGCCGCTCACGAACTTGACCTTCGGGAGGTCGTAGACCGTGATGTTCCCCGCGGCGTCGATCGTCCGGAACGCGAGGGCCGTCGACGCGAAGCTGAGGTAGTCGTCGATCTGGTCGGTCGATTCGTAGTAGCCGCGGAAACCGCCGGTCACCTGGAACTGTCCCGCGCGCTGGGACACGGGCCCGAGCGTCGCGATCTGCGGTCGCGGGGCGATGTTGTTCGCGATGCTGAAGGAGACCTCGGTCGCGTCGATCGCGGCGCCGAGCGCGCCGCTCGACTGTCCGAAGCCGCCCTCGACGATCGCGGCGACGTTGTCGATCGCGTTCCAGACCTCGTTCGTCGCGGCCGCGATCGGCGTGCCGGAGTCCTTCGACGAGGTCGCGCTCGCCTCCTGCTTGCCGACCCATCCGGTCGTCCCGGTGATGATCGCCTCGGCGGCGATGTTCAGCGACAGCGCGTCGAGCACGCAGCCCGTCCAGACGGCGAAGTCGTTCGTGTTGTCCTGGTACTCCGCCTCGAACGCGTAGCTCGCGAGCGTGGTCCCGTTCGTGATCTCGTCGGCGACGTCGACGATCGCTGCCGTGTCCGTCGCGTCGTCCGTGAAGTCCATCCACTTCACTTCGATGACCGTCGTCGACACGAGCGAGACGACCTTCACGAAGCCGTCGTTCGCGGAGTTGTTCGCGGAGCGGATTCGGAGGATCGAGCCGACGGAGACGTCGGAGTTCCAGTCGCCGGCCTGCCTCGTGATTCGCGGGTACGAACCGGCCGCCGTGGAGGCGCTCTCGAACGTGACGCTCGTCCCGACGGCGATGTCGAGCGACTCGCCCGGGAAGTCGCCCGAGAAGAGCGCCGACTCGTAGAACTGGTCGAATGCGCCGAAGGACGCCTCGAAGCCGAACTCGCCCGTTACGCCGAGGCCGTTCCGGATGAGGTCGGCGATCTGGCGGTCGGCCCGGATCTCCGCGGACGCGGTCGTCGGCGTGTCCTGTCGGAAGTTGAACGAGGTCTTCCGCAGGGCGGTGTAGATCCCGGAGCCGGTCGGCGCGACGCCGTAGGTGCTCTCGCGGTCGTAGATGACGTTCGTGCGGTTCGCGTCGGACATGGGACGGGCTCCGGTTCAGGTCGGAATGGTGTCGGCGCGGTAGGGCGCCGACACGTTGATCTGCCACCATCGACTGTCTGCTGTCCGACCGACGCGCTCCACGTCGGGCGTGAGGAAGGAGATCCCCGAGAAGATCGCCGAGCGGAACGCCTCGTTCACGCGGTCGACCACCACGAGGGCCGGCTTCTCTCCGGACTCCACCGGAACGAAGATGCTCGCCACCGCGCGTCCTGGCACACGGTAGAGTCCCGCCGAGCCGATTTCGACCTGGTTCGCCGCCCCCGGCTGGATCGTGAGCATCGCCCATGTGGTCGTCGGCTCGTCCGTGGCCTCGCCATCGCCCCCGACGAAGTGGGGCGCGTTGTCGAAGAGCGTCGGGACGCCGATCCCCGGAGCCGTCGAGCTGGTGACCTGGTCGAAGAAGCGCGAGCGGATGGCCGCGGCCGTGTCTTCGTACGTGGGCATCAGACCTCCTCGTCGGCTCGGAACTCGGTGATCACGTCCAGCCGGTACCAGGATGCCGACGGCCCGAGCGGGATGACAGACGGCACGCCGAAGAGCAGGCCCGAGTCGCTCACGGCCCGGAAGCCCGCGACGACGAGGTCCGCCACGCCGTAGGCCCACGCCTCGCCCGAATCCCCGGCGCCGATCGGGACGTGGACGGAGGCGATCAGCGCGCCGAGCTTGCGGTCGAGGTAGGACGGGCCCCCGATCGTCTTCTGGTTCGCCCGGTCGTGCATCACGTAGACCGCCACGAACCGCGAGAACGGCGGCTGTGACGACGCCGGCGCGTTGTCGAAGAGCGTCGGGACGCCCGAGGGGAGTGTCACCGTCGCGAGGAAGCGGGCGCGGCACACGGCGGCGATGTGCTCGTAGCATCCGTCGCCGGCGTCCACGGAGACGAGCGGCGCCGAGATCGCGGCGCGCCCGAGGCCGGACGCCTGTCCATCCGCGAAGGTCGCGACGTCGCCGAGCGCGTCGAGTTCGCCGGCGATCGCCCCGCGGCCGGCGAGCGCCGCCGCGACCGCGGCCTCGGCGACGAGCGCCGCCTCCACCGTCGAGCGGGACTGCAGCGCCCCGGAGACGACGCCATCGGCCGCCCCGACGGCCTCTCCGGCGATCGCCGCTCGGGCGGAGAGGTCCGACTGCAGGTCGCCGGAGGCCTCCGCGAGGCCGCGAGCGCGGGCCCTGGCGGCGATCCGGGCATCGAGGGCGGCCGCGAGGCGTCCGGCGGCGGACAGGGAGGCGCGCGCGCGGGAGGCGGCCGCGAGTGAGCCCACGCCCGAGCCGCCGGCATCGAGGGACGCGCGGCCGTCCAGCGAGGCCGACAGCGCCGCGCGCGCCTCGGCCTGTCCGTCGGGCGCGGTGCGGGCGGCGATCGCCGCGCTCGTGGCCGCGGAGGCGTCCAGCGCGCCGGAGACGCGCCCCGAGCCGCTCACGGCGACCTCGGCGTCGCCGGCCGCGTCGAGGCTCGCCACGGACGACGCGCGCCCTCGGAGGTCGACCGACCCATCGAGCACGGCGCCGAGGCCGGCGGAGGCCGCCGCGCGCCCCCTCGCGCTCGCTTGGGCGTCAGCCCGGCCGGAGGCCGACGCCTCGCCCCCCGCCCGGCCGATCGCGACGGCGGAACCGTCGAGGAGCCCGTCGGCCGCTCCTTCGAGTGCGCCCCGCCCGGTCACGTACGCCGGGCAGAGGGTGCCGACGTCGGGCGCTTCGAGTTCCAGGCTCGTGTAGCGGATGTCGTGCACGTAAGGGCCGCCGCCGATCAGCGACAGCGAGAACGGCGCTCGGACCTCGACGGCGAGCTGGTTGTAGTTCGTCACCGTTTCCAGGGATCCCGGCGGGATCTCGAACTCGACGAGTTCGTAGACGCCTTCGGTGACTTCAGCCTGGAAATCCCACGTGAACTCGTGGACCACCGGGTTCCCGGTCACGTCGAGATAGACGATGACCTTCGCGTCTGGACTCCAGACGGCGTTCGTCTTCTCCCACTTCATCACGAGCCGGACCTTGTGGTCGTGATGAGACCCGGGATCCGAGAGGCCCGGGTTCGGCGCCGTGTGGAACTTCACGCGGAAGTATTCGCCGGCTCCGTTGTGTTCGACGTAGGTCGAGTCGCCGTCGTGGGAGTCCGCGTCGTCGTCTATCGCGAAGTGGAGCCGCCCACTCGGGAACACGGTCGACCCCGAGTTCGCGCGCGTACTTCGTGGCCGCGCCGTCTGGACCATCGGATCAATCGAACGTCCAAGAGAGCGTTCCGGCGAGGAAGCGCGGCGTGACGAGGTTCGCGTAGTCGAGCTGGAGCGACGACCTCGCGTAGCCGGCGCCCGTCGCCGTGATGTCGAGCGTCGCGCCTCCCTGCGTCGTCGAGATCGTGATCACGTCCGACGCCACCGTCTTGACCCAATAGATCGTGCCTTCGGTGATGCCGGTCGGGAGCGCCTGTCCCGGGTCCGCCGTCTGGAACGTGATGCGGTCGTTCACGCTGAAGGAGTGGCCGGGGATCGTGATGTTGTCGTCCGTGGTGCCGATGAAGAGGCTCGGGCTGCCGCCGAGCGGCGCGGACCCGAGGAGGTTCCCCGCGCCCGACGCGTCGGTCCCGATGCCGACGTGCGTCACGCTCCCCGACGTGTCGGCCTGGTCAAAGTCGATGTCGGCCGCGTTCGTGACGGTGTTCCCGCTCACGGTGAACCCGCCGGTCGTGCGCGCGACGGCCTTGCGCGAGTACCACGAGTCGCCGACCTCGTTCGTCGTCTGGTCGCCGGCCTCGCCCGGGTCGTCGTCGTGCAGGCTCACGTAGAGCGAGCCGTCGGCGGCCGACTCCCCGATACCGTTCGAGACGTCGTCGAGGATCTGCCCGGTCGGAACGTCGTTATTGAAGAGGAGGAGCAGCAGGCCCGTTTCGAGGTCGTTCGACATCGACATGATCGAGGGTCCTTCAGTTGAGCGAGGCGATGAGAGCCTGTTCGAGTTCCTTCAGCGTCACCCCTACCATGCCGCGCGGAGCCTGCACACTGAAGCCCCCGCGCACGAGGATCTGCCCGCGTCTGTCGGGCCGACGGTCACTCGACGGTCCCGGGTCGGGCGGACGGAAGCCACCGTTCTCTAGGACGAGGATGTGCGGGACGTTGTTCGAGAACCACCAGACGGAGAATGGCTGGATCGCGCCGACGGAGCCCTGCGCGGCGTTGATCGCCGCCGAGCCCGTCTTGTCGAGGCGCTCGATCACGCCGCCGGGTGGCGAGTCGTTCGCCGCCTGCCAGTTGCCGCGCGTGCGCCCGGTGTCGACGGGCGTCCGTAGCACGATCCGACGGATCGCGATCTGAGCGAGCTGTCGGTGGAACCGGACGAGCTGCGCCTCGACGAGGGTCTTGTTCGCCTGCTCCACGGCGAGATTGAAGCTACGGACGTTCGACGTCACGCCGGCCCCCTACTGGCGGAGCTGGAGTTCGTACGCGGCGACCCGCTCGTCGGGTTGGTGGATCGTCACGACCACGACGCGCCAGTCGCCCGCGCCGAAGTTCACGACGTCGGCCTTCGACGGCGTGTAGCCGGCGGCCTCGGCATCGGCGCCGCGCACGAAGAGGCGCACGTCACCGGCGCGCGCGGTGCTGTTCGCGAGGTACGCGTCGGAGTACGCGAGCGGAGGCGAACACGTGATCGTGAACGGCCCCTCGACGGAGCCGCTCGCGTCGCCCTCGGCGACGTCGTACTCGTCCGCCGGGACGGTGAAGATGCCCGAGATCCCGACCTCGGAGATCACGTCGAGGACGCCCGCGAGGATGTCGTCTCCGAAGGCCGTCACGTCACCCCCTCACGATGCGGCCGGGCGGCCAGACGAGTTCGATCACGAGTTCGTCGATCTTGCGGAAGCGCGGGATCTGGGACAGCCCGCCGAGGTACGTCGTCGACGACTTGAGCGGACCGGCGGCGACGCTCTTCGACGCCACGGTCCCCGGGCTCGCGATGTCGGGCATGAGCCCGCCCTCCTGCGTCGACTGTCGGAGCGCCGCCTCGCACGTCGCGTCGAGGATCGCCGGCGGGATCTCGTCCTCGTCGAACATCTGGTAGTCCTCCTGGATCACGCCCACGCGCGGCCAGTCGAGGACCTGTGTGACGTCGGTCCGCGAGCCCTTCCAGCGCGTCGAGTACGTGAGGTCGAGGAAGCGCGTCCCGATGCGGAGGAGGTTCTCCTTCGCGAGCGTCGTGATCGTCGGGTCCAGGCCGCCGGCGAGAGCCGCGGCCGTCCACGCGCTCGACGCGCCGGCGAGCGTCTCGGAGACGGCGATCGAGTTCCCTGCCGTTCCGCGAGAGATCGCGACGACCCATAGGACGGAGCCGGCCGTCCCGGCGCTCTGGACCGTCGGGTGCGCGGTCGTGCTCGACGCGTACGCGGTGCCGGCCCCGTCTCCGAGCGAGAGGGCGGCTTCGAGGTTCGAGAGGCTCTCGGCGACGGTCAAGCCGATCTGCACGTTCCCGTCGGAGTCCGTGAGGGCGGTCTCGAACGTGTACGTCTTGCCGTCGATGACGACGGTCTCGGAGTCGCTCGGCACCGCCGAGACGACGAGCTTCCCGGAGGCGGCCGCGCCGAGCCACGCCGCGGGGTCTTCGCCCTGTGCCGCGAAGTACGCGTCGGCGTAGGCGACGGACGCGTACGACTCCGCCCCCGCGACGATCGAGCCGTCTTCGACGACGAGCGTCACGGCGCGCCGCTACGGCCGTCGTCGGTGTCGTGTGCGTCGCGCTCGACCGGCGCCTCCTCGGCCTCGGCGCGCCGCTCTCTCGCCTTCCACGGCTTGCCCGCGTCGCGGGCCTTCTGTCGCGGCGAGAGTTCGTAGCCGCGGCGCTCCCACCGCGAGAGGTCGGACCGCGGGACGGACCGCTTCGCGCCGGCGTTGCGGTCGGTCGGGACGATCTCGACGTAGGTTGTCGGCTCGGTCATGTCGTGGATCTCCGGGTGGCGCGGCCGTTCAGGCCTCCGCGGCCGCGTCCTGGGCCTTCAGGATCTCGCGCACGATCTCGTCGTTCTTCATGCTGCGGACCCCCTTCACGCCGTGGAGCGCGGCGAGGTTCAGGAGTTCGGTCCGGTCCATCGCGGCGAGTTCCTCCTCGCCGTAGGCGATGTCCTCGGGCGGCGCGTCGGACGTGGGGGCGGCCGGCTGCTTCGACCGGCCGCCCCCGTCGTCGTCCTCGTCCGCCTCGCGGCGCAAGCGGTCGAGCAGTTCGCGGGCGGCTTCCTCCGTCCACGCGCCCCGGCCGGCGTCCACCACTTCGACGATGTCGACCGGGTAGGCCCACCGGGCGACGGGCGTCCCGGACTCGGTGTGCCAGTACCGCATCCGGCCTTTGCCGTCGAGGTCGCCTCGCTTCTCGGCCACCCGCACGCGCGCGCGCACGGCGGACAGCGGCTCGCGGTTGTACCCCTCGGGCATGGTGGACTTCGGGATCGTCTGCTCGCTCACTTGCTGTGCTCCTTCGGTGCCTCGCTTCGTGTGGTGGCGCGCGACGCGCGCGCCGGCCTCGATCAGCCGTACTTGCGGCGGACGAGGTTCGCGGTGTACGTGATCGACGGCGAGGTTCCGCCGACCACCACTCGCGAGCGGAGGTACCGCAGCGTCGTCTCGTCGAAGATGAAGTTGTGGAACGGGACGCGGTAGCGCCCCACGGCGCTGTCGTCGTCGGCGCCGCCGAGCTTGATCTCCGCCGCGCCGAGGTGGAGTTCGGCGAGGTTGAAGATCCCCGAGGCGAACGACGACGACGCCGAGCCCTGGAGCAGGATCCGGTACGTCTCGTCGTCGTCCGCGATGTCGATCGCGGAGACGTCGACGAGCAGGTCGCCGTAGTAGACGCCGGTCCCGACGTCGAGGATTCCGCCCGAGTTCGTCTCCGTCGACGTGATCGCCGCGGCTCCGTCTTCGAGCTGGAGGAGGGTGTCGAGCGTGCTCTGCGTGTCGGTCATCTGTCAGGGTCCTTCGTTCGTGGTCGTGGTGTTCGAGTCCGCTACGCCGAGGCGCGCGATCAGGTCTTGGTCGCGGCGCCCGTGTGGATGTCGCGGAGTCGCGCCGCGGCCCGCGGGTGCATGAGGACCATGCCCGGGTACCACTCGACGCGCGTCCGCATGACGGGCTTCTCGTCCTGCTCGCCGAGGTCGCGGACGTCCGGGACCTCGTTCTGGATCCCGTGGAGCATCCCCTCCATGAACGACACGCAGTAGATCGACGTCGCGGCCGTGCCGGAGTTGGTCGCCGCCTCGTCGAAGGCGAGCGTCGCGAAGAGGTCGCCGTTGCCGTCGGCGATCACGATCGGCAGGCCGTCGTAGACCATCTGCCGGCGTCCGAACTCGTCCTGCTCGAACGTGATGAAGCCGCCCACCGCCGTGTCTCGCGCGGCCTGCGTCAGGACGCGCCGCATCGCCTTCGACATGATCAGGTGCGTCGGGTTGTCGACGGCGTCGATCAGTTCGTCGAGCTTCGGCAGGTGGAGCGGGTCGTTCGCGCCGGTGTTGTTCGAGATCACCTGGTTCCCGCCGAGGCGCTTCTGCAGACCGTCGAACTGCTTCGGGGTCGTCTCGCTGTCGCCCTTGATCACGTTGTGCGAGAAGGTGTGCGAGAGCGCCTTGAGCTTCATCGACTCCTGCGCGGCGCGCTGGTCGTCGCCCATCGTCTTGATGATGAAGTTGTCGACGTCGAGGTCCCCGCCCATGATGACGAGGTTCTCGGTCTGCGGGTTGAGGACGCCGGTCCCCTCGGTGTACCCCTCGTTCACGCCGCGGAAGCCGATCCCGGGGAGGGTCTCCTCCTGCGTGTACTTCAGGGCGTTGCCCGCGATGTTGTTGAACGGGAACACGCGCAGGATGTCGGTCTCCTGGGCGAACACTTCGATCACCGCCTGGCGCACCACGTCGCCGGCGGGGAGCTTCTTCGACGCTTCGAGGAGCGTGAGGGCCATCGGTGGGCCTCCTGGTTCGGATGTTGGGACGACGTCTCTTGCTGTCGGACCTTCAGGACCTCACGCGAACGACGGCGCGCTAGATCGTCTCGCCGGCGGCCTGCCGACGGCGGATCTCGCGGAGCTTGTCGACTCCGTGGAGTCCCTTCAGGGAGTTGCCGTTGTCGGAACCGCCCGAGCCGCCGGCGTCGTCGCCGTTCACGCCCGAACCGGAACCACCGCGACCGGGGAATGCCGGAGCCCACTCCGGGTCCTTCCCCAGCACGTCGACGAGGTACTCGTCGACGGTCATCGAGCCGGTCTCCCCGCGCTTCTTCGTCATGCGCGGCGAATCCGGGTCCTTCTCGTCGCGGACGACGACCTTCCCGTCCTCCGTGACCATCGCGTTTGACATGAGTTCGCGCTTCAGCAGACCGCGGAACGCGGACGGGACCTTCTGCTCGGCGAGGAGCGCGTCGGCCGTCGACTCCAGGCGCGCCGCGCGCGCCTGCTGCTCGGCCTTCGTGCGACCCTCGCGCTCCGCCTTCAGGTCCTCTTCGTACTTCTCCGCGATCTGCGCCTTCTCGCGTTCGAGGCTCGCCTTCAGCTTCTCGTCGAGCGACATCCCGTCGAGTTCCTTCGCAGCCTTCAGAGCTTCGCGAGCGTCCTTCGGCGTCACGCCGAGGCGCTCCCACTCCTTGAGCTTCTTCGCCGCGTCGCCGCCCGACTTGCGCTCGCTGTCGAGCGCCGAGCGGAGCGATCCGGCGTCTTCGAGCGACAGCCCGTCGACCTCCTCGACCTTCAGTTCGTACGCGTAGTCGTCGGACGTCCCGTCCGCGAGCTTGTCGTACTCGGCCTGGAGGGCCTCCGGGAGCTTCTCGAAGTCCTCGGCGGTGATGCGTGCGGCTGCCATTTCCGATCCTCGTTCGCTTCGTGGGCTTCCTGGTGACAGGTCCAGCCGACCGGCGTCCCGCCGGCCGCGAGGTCGTCCCGACCTCCGCCGAGATCGTCGCGAACCAGGAAGGCCCGTTCCAGCGATTTCAAGCCCCGACCGACCCGACCGCCTTCTCGATTCCGGCGATCCCGCGCTCCAGTTCGAGGAGTTGGTTCGGCGTGAGCGTGCGCGCGATGTCCTGGCGGTACCGGTCGACGGTGATCTCCCCGCGCCGGAACTTGGCCGCGCGCGCCTCCCCGAGCGCGAAGTTCTGGACCGCGGCCGGCTGTCGCTTGAGCCAGGCCGGGTAGGTCGTCGTCCCCGAGACCGGCCCCCCGAGCGCGGCTCGTTCCTCCGGCGGGAGATCCAGGGCGGGCAGGCCGAGTTCCTCGGCCGTCTTCACGACCGGCACGTCGGAGGACCGGCAGCCGTAGTGGCGGGGCGGCTTCGGGCCCTCCCCGATCGGGAAGATCATCCCGTCGAGGATCGCGCAGGTGTGCGTCGTCCGACCGTCCAGCGTCGCGACGAACTGCCACCCCTGGAGGGTGTCGGTGTTCTCCTCGTATCCGACGTGACGCGCCGACGTCACGGAGTGATTCACGGCGGTTCGGACGACGGCCTCGACGTTCGCCCGCGTCCGCGCGAGCGTGCCGGTGCCGAACTCGGCGGAGGGTAGGCGGCCCGGCTTGTACCGCCCGCGGATCGCGCGCACGATCTGCTGCGTCGTCTCGCCGTTCGTGATGCCGATCGAGATCCGATCGCGCACGAGCTGTCGCGTCGAGGTCGTGACCCCGCCCCACCACTCGCGGAGCACGCGGCCTTGGAACGGCCGGGAGAGCACGGCCGACCGGAGCTGCCTCGCCGACGGGGCCACCCACTCGACGTCGAACTTCTGGAGGTTCGGGCGGATGAGTTCCGTCTGGAACGTGCGCTCCATCCGCGCGGATTCGAGCAGGTCGGTCCGGAGGTTCTGTCCGGCGAGCGCGAAGCCGCGGTCGATGATCGTATCGACGGAGTCGCGGAGGACGCGCAGGCGCTTCGTCACGAGCGGCCCGCGGTCGAATCCGCGGAAAGCGATCCTCTCCAGGCGGCCGGCGATCGTCTCGACGAGGTCCGGGTAGACCTTCTCGTCGAGGAACCGGATCACCTGCCGCGCCTGGTGTGTCTTCAGGCCTTCGAGGAAGAGCGCGTGCCGTACGCCCCGGTCGAGCAGGATCTCGTTCAGGGTGAGCGGCCGGCCCGTGAACCGGCGAGGATCACGGCGCGGCACCGGTCAGCCTCCGGCCTTCGCGAGGAGGTCCTCGCCGATCTGTTCCAGGCGCGCGGGCGTGAGCCCGCACGCGTCGAAGGCTCGCTCGATCGCGAGGACGGTCTGCTCGGCGCCCACGCTCCACGCCTCCTGGGCGATGCCGGCGCTCTGAGGCGACAGGGCCTCCGAGGTCGCCACGCGGTGCTGCTGGAACGCGGCGTGCATCACGTGAGCGCACTCGTGGCGGATGACCCGGAGGAGTTCGTCGCGGTCGTCGATCTTCCGCGGGTCGATCTCGATCAGCGCCTCTTCGTAACGCGGGTCG